AGAGACCCAAAAGAAGTTTTGAAACAATATTTAGCAAAGTATGAAGCAACAAATCAAAAACCTAGTATTGAAATTGGTGATCCAACAACAGAATTAACAAAAGATGGATTGATTGGTTTATTAAAAAGTAATGGTTTGGATGATGAATACATCAATAATTTTTTAAATGAACTTGGTGTTGATGGAGACGGAGTGTATTATATTAAAGTTAAAGATTCTTATATGACACCAACAACAAAATTAATAAATGTGGATGCAGATAGAACAGTATATTTAGACCAATTCAAAGATTTAGTTAAATAATATAAATTACTTAACCCCATCTATAACAGATGGGGGTTTTTATTTCATTATTTTTTTGTATCTTTGTTTTTATGAAAAACATAAAACAACTATTTCGTAGACGACCTGATCTTCTTGAAAAACCTGAAGTCCAAGAACTTATTGAATATACTCAAGAACTTGAAGGTAATGTTTTTGAAAAAAAAATTGAAGAAACATATAATAAAGAACATATATTAAAATCAATGTTGTCTGACATTCTTACGAGTTGTAGAGAGCATGAGGAAAATAAATTACTCCAAGATAGATACCCAGAATTATATGAAAAAGTTGATGCGGATTCTTTAGTTAAAAATTTAATGGATTATATTATATCTATGAATGCTAAAAACGATTTGAGGTTATGAAAAAAAGAGTTTATTTAATAGATATTGATGGAACTGTATGTGACGATATAAAAAACGAAGATAGTTATTTATATAAGGACGCAAAACCATATGAAGGATCCAGAGAAGAAATCAATAAACTTTATGATGAAGGAAATAAAATAGTTTTCTTTACCGCAAGAGAATATAAAGATAAGGGAACAACTCTTTCCTGGTTATGGAAACACGGATTCAAATTTCACGATCTTATAACGGACAAACCAAGATGTATGGATGATGAGGAATACGTGTGGATTGATAATAAACCTGTAAGAGGTATAACATATAAAGGAGAGTGGGGACCGATTGTTGAGACAAAAAATCAAGAGGTAGAAACTCTATTAAATTTTAACATTGAAAAATGACAAAAAAAGTAAAATTATTCATCGTTGATGAAAAACCATATTTAGTATCGCTAGATAAGATTGAAGTTGGAGATAAGGCTGTGGTTACCGTTGGAGGTAAATACCCAAGTATTGTTGAATGTAACACAGAACAAATACTAAATTTAATAACAGACTCAAGACTAACATTAACTCAAGGATTTAAAATATATCTTGAGCCAGAAAAAGTTGGACTATCAAAAGATCAAATTGAAAGATTAATTGAGACTGATGAAGTAATTGAAATCACTGAAGAAAACGGAGCAATAATATATAATATTTAATATGAAAAATGGTGTTGTAATTAATACCCCAAATGGGTTAGGTAAATTAGAAAAATTTTATGTTTCCGAATTAGGATTCTTAATGGTTAAGGTCTTATATGAAAATGGGACATATACCGGTTATAACTTAGGGAAACACAACCCAGAAGAAAATATTTTCACAAAGGAAATCTTCAAAGATGAGATCTTTAGTTCTGTAGAAAATTAAAAAAGTTTTATAAAACTTGTGTGATTAAAAAAAAAGGTTTATATTTGTTTAAATAAAAAAAAATGACAGATAGAAAACGATACCTCTTATCACAGGAACTTCAAGTTACTTTTACGCAAGAATCGGATTGTTGCGATGACAGAGAACAGTATATTACAATCAAAACTCAAAACGGTGGAGGAGGAGATTTCTATGTTATAGAGACCGAAAGATGGGCTTTTGACAATGTCCCAGAATTAATTGGTATTCTTATGAAATTTTACACCAAACACAAAAAAATACAAAAAGATAATGGAGATGAAAAACTTGACTGATAGTGAATTAATTGATATGGCATACATTGAAGTTCGTAAAATGGATACACATGCCTGGTCCCCGATTGTAATCTCAATCTTGGGTATTATACAATCTATTCTTTTGATTTTTAACCTTACAACTGTTTTATTTTTTGTTATTTTTTGGGTTTTAATTGTTGGAATATACATTTTACACACAAAAAAAATAAAAGAATGTGAACTAAAAATTCAAGAAATATTAGATGAATTAACATCAAGAGACTTATGAAAAAAATATTTTTATTATTGTTATTGGTTTCCTGTTCCAAAAAAGAAGATAAATATAGGATAGAAGGAACCATTGAAACAAAAGACGGTCCTCATCAGATGGTTTGGTATACAGACACAATTAGTTTTGACAATGACACAATTTATTATTATAATAGTGATGGTAATGAGGTTAGAATTTATCCCCCATTTATATTAAAACACGTTAAAGAATAATGAAGTATCTAATAATTTTTTTAAATTTGATTATTCTTACCGGATGCTCAAATTGGCAATATAAAAACATACAATACGAGAAATGTGTTAATTTAGATGATATACACGTCCATCTTTATCATCACGATAGTTGTGAATGGCATTGCTTGAATATGGGGAAAGGTCAATATACGATTGAAGATAGTTTTAGAATTAAGTATAAAACTGATAAAAAAGGAAAAGTAAAAAAAGTAAAATTAATAAAATGAAGAAAGTATTTTTAGCGATTATGATGGGTGTTATGGTAACATCTTGTACAGAAAATGAAAGAGTAAAGGCTTGGGGTGGAGAAGGAACGATTAAACTACCAAAGGGTCGTAAATTGGTTAATGTTACCTGGAAAGAAACCCAAGTTTGGTATTTAACAAGACCTATGGATTCAAGTGACGTTGCTCAAACATACCAATTCCACGAAGAATCATCTTGGGGTGTTATTGAAGGGACTTATAATATTGTGGAAACTAAATAATATGAGTAGGGAATTTGATAACACAAAACTTAATTTTATTGCAAACTCTTTAAAAGAAGGTGTTGATAGAATGAATTATGTTGGAGATATTTCAGATCTTGGTAATGAGATTGGTATTGTTGTGGGATCAGCATTTAAAGATATGAGTGATGAGGATATAACCGAGTTTATTCACGGTTTTAGACATGGGGTAAGTTTAACAAATGGAACACATTAAAAATTAAATAATATGACAGAAAGAGAATTAATACTTTTGGGATTCAAAAGCGAAGAAATGAGAGAACACGATGAAGACGAATCTTACTATTATGTTTTAGACATTGTTGATGGAATTACGTTTATAACGCCACCAAACGAAGAAATAAAAGAAGATAATTGGTATGTTGATTTTTTTAATACGGATCCTATAATTAGATTTCACGAGTTTGAGGAAGTTCAAATGTTAGTAACTCAATTAAAAAATAAAATAATCAAATAACAACTTTATGGAAGACAAAAGAATTGTACAAGGTAAATTAATGAATACACACAGGATGGTCATTAATGAAATTGCGGATATAAAATCCAAAAACATTGAACCAACAGAGGAAGATCGGAAAAAAATTAAAAAATTAGAAGGACAATTAAAACTTATTGCTGACAGTCTATATAGATTATATAATGAATAAAATACCAACACACGATCCACAGACCGGAGAACTTAATCCGTATTACGAAGAACTAACAGGTGAGAAAAATCCATTATCAAAAGATGTAGAAAATGAAAGTTTTGATATTCCAAGATTTGTTGGTAGAAAATTTAGGTATAATGGAGAATATGGGTTATCAACTTGGACTGATACGGTTAAAAGAATATCATATAGACAAGGGATTGTATTTGATAAACCATTGAAGTTTAAAGTACCAAAAAAAGGTGAAGATTTTAAAGCGGAAAAAATAAACATTATTGGGTATAATATTGAATTAGATGTAATCTCTTCAAGATCCGGACAAGTATATGAATTTAAAAATTGTGTTTTTATAAACGATTAATAAATGAAAAATAAAATGAAGTTTTTTAAAGTGTTTCTGATGTGGTTAGGCTTCATCACAATCGGAACAATGTTTGGCGAATACATCGTCAGTAGAGAAGTAAACGGGTTCCTCCAACTGTTAAGTTTCGTTGGGTTGGTTGGGGTCCTTATGTATGTAACAAATGAAACAATAAATTTATTTAACAAAAAAGAAGAAAAAAATGATTAGTAGTGTAATTTTTTTAGCGTGTCTTATCGGAGCGATTTTAGTAGGGTTATCAACAAGAGGTAATATGTATGTAACAGGACCGGACAGATGGGGTGATGAAAAACAGAAGTTTAATACGATGTGGTTGATTAAACCGATTGGTATTTTTGTTTTAGGTATTATAATCTCTAGCATCCAACCATTTGCATTGGAGCGTATTGATGCGGGTAACAAAGGATTAAAAGTTAATTTAACTGGATCTGAAAGAGGGGTTGCAAAATACCAATACAAAACGGGTTGGGTTGTTTATAACGATTGGACCGAACAAGTTAAGGAATTTCCTTTATTCCAACAACACATTGAGTACGATGCTCAAGAAGTAATAACTAAAGGTGGGTTCTCAGCAACTATCAAACCAAGTTTCAACTATTCATTACGTGAGGATGCAATTGGTGATATGTTTGTTAATTTACGATTAGATATAAAAGAAATTGAAAAGGGTTGGTTAAAGAATGCGATTGTCTCTTCAGTGAATGATGTGGCTAACCGATGGGAAGTGGATGCAATCTTTAATAAACGAGAAGAGTTTGAGGCGGCAATCATTGTTGAGTGTAATAAACGAGTATCTAAATGGTTTACGGTGTCCCAGTTAAGAACAAACATTGTTCCACCAGCATCTCTACAAAAGGCTATTGAAGGTAAGACTAAGGCGGTTCAGGAAGCTCAAGCCGCACAACAAAGAACGTTGGTTGCACAGGCTGAAGCTCAAGAAAAAATCGCAATCGCTCGTGGTGATTCTGCAAAAGTTATAATTGACGCACAAGCATTAGCATTGGCTATGAAATTAAAACAAAAAGAAATTACACCTCTGTATGTTGAATATTTGAAAGCCCAAACTTGGAATGGGGTCTTGCCCACAACAGTTGCGGGTGGTACTGGAACGTTCTTAAATATTAAATAAGATAGTTGAAGAACTAAAATTAAATCCTCACTTAACGGTGGGGATTTGTTTTTTTAAATAAGTTTTATTATATTTGTATTATGAAAGGAAAATTAATAAAAACCGATGTAAATTATCTATTAGAAGACGATAAGGGTGTTGTTGTCGCATCAACATCCACAAAGGAAGGGATTAACGGTTTATCCAAACAAAACTGTGATGAGATATTTGGAGTAGTTGATGTTGAGAAGAACCTGTATTACCACAAACAAGTAATGAATCCGTATACCACAGGTGAACAATCATATACTGCTTACGAAAAAGGATTTATAGAAGGCTCCAACAAAGCAATGGAATTGAATAAAGACAAGGTGTTTACTGTTGAGGATGTTATTGATGTTGTATATAAACAAGTTAGAAACGGATTTGATGGAGTTATAGATTCATTCACTGAAGCATTTGCTAAAGAATGTATCAACAAAGCAATGGAGCTGTATCAACCAACAGAAATTGAAGTTGAGATTGATATGGAATGTCTGGATCCTAATTGTGATGGTATAAACAAGAAAGGTGTTTGTATACCTGGAGATAAACCAAAAATAGATTCAAACGGTTGTTTAATATTAAAAAAATTATAAAATGGAAAATAGAAGTACACACTACGGAGACGTATCAAACTGGATTGAAAAGATAATTGATTCTTGTGAAACAATAGAACAAACATTTACTGCTAAAAAATTGATTAGTAATTTTGCA